TTTCTTTTATCACTGTGAGTATGTGCAGCTACTCCTAATTAGAGGAAACTCCCTTTATTAGTTGCATGCACAGTTCACTTTGGTAACATTAAATTTTAAGTTGAAAAGATTATTTGACCTGACTAAATGAAAGTATTTGAAGTTGATTAATGGAAGGAACTTCTAAATCTTTATTTCCATTATTGTGTTTTTTAATTTTTACAATTCAAAATTAAAATTAAAGAGTTGTTTTATAAGAGGAACTCTTAAATCTTTATTCTTATTACTAGTTAAGAGTGTCATACTAGGTTATCAAAAAGTACACCCAAGGTTGTTTTGTGTAAGGAACCTTGTAGCAAAACTTTATTTACACTATTTTCCATTGATTGTATTTATATTTCTGTAGAAGAATATATGTTAGATATTAATTGAGGGTACCGGTAGTAGCAATACTATTTGGGTTGAGAGACTCTTCCCAATATCCATGAAGGAGAGTACGTTAAAGTGAAGATATGACTATTGAGATTGACCATCTCACGCTGGATTATGGGTACAATTACCTATAATTCAGTGCTTAAATTTCATTTTAAATATCGAATTCATGCGCTAGAAAAATCACAACGGGAGCGCTTCTAGGAAGGTATACTCGAACCTCGGTTTGAGAGCCCTACTTCCTAATCCGTAGCGTTGGTTTCATAGCAAGAGGCGGCTATTCGACATAGCTTACCAGGATACCTGAGGCCACAATTAATATTGAAGTATATTAATAAGCAGAAATTAAATTCAAGCAACCTTCACCTTTTGGTTACTGGATCGTAATCACGAGTAGATCTAGAGAACTCGTATAAAATTCTCAGAACCACTAAAACAAGAATGAAAAGTAGCAATATGATTCAATCAGAGTCTTTAATTGTCGAACAAGGTCAAAAAATATTTAAACAAACTCTAGGAGTTGATGTTAAAGCCAAGAAAAATAATTTGTTGGTTAATTTATTTAAAGATATGAAAATAGGAGGATGCATTTGTTGCACCGCAAAGAAGAAAGAAATTGAAGAAGATATACAACAAGGAAATTTTACAATACATGATTTTGAAATGTTTAGGAAAAATTACAAAGATTGTTTATGCAAGGAAAATATTATATTTAATAACGATTTAGAAGATAAATATCATTTAATTTATAGTTCTGGTGTGGAAGTTGTAGTTTCAAGAGACGTTTTTAAGAAAGTTGAAGGGAAAGTTAGAGTACAAGGACCATTAAAGATTAAGTATGTGCCAGACACAAATCAGAAAATTTATAAAAAGAAAAGTTATAGTAAGAAATATATTAAAACATATAGTAAAACAACAGCAATGGATCGCCAAATGTTTGAAATTTTTGGAAAAATTAAGGACGTGTATTCTACTAGTAAAGATACTGTAGTTACATGTTTAGACAATTTACAATATATGCTTAAGCAAATACCAACTATGTCAATATATGTTAATTTAATTAAAAATATATTTACACCATTAGTTAGCATGATTGCCCTAATGAGTTCACCAAATTTAATAAATCTTATAGCTATAATAGGTAATATAATTGTTATGTTAAAGGAATTTGATAGAGCGGATAAATGTTATAAACATAATTTAGCAAAAGAACAACAATATCGTGATTTCTTTCAAGAAGAAACATTTGAACAAGATTTAGAAGATCATGAAGAAGTAGAAGAGTATGCAGATGCCCAGCGGCAAACTTTAGACGTATTGATGGCAGCAGCGTCAGTGCAATTTTTACCTAAATGGATACAAAAAGCTTTGAGTTCTTTGTCTCAATTGTCAACAACAAAAATTTTAGATGATACATTAATGTTAGCAAGATTTATGAAAGTTATAAGTGATGTGGTTTTTAAATTATTAGATTTTATATCAAAACGTTGTTTGATACCAAAAGAGATAATGTCATCAATTGAAGAAGTTTTAAATAAAACGTGTATAGGTAAATATAGTTTTTATATATTATCAATGGAACACAATTTAAATCAAATGATAAAGGATCCACAGATAGTTAACAAAATTGTTTTCCAAGAAAACGTATTAGATTTAGCATCAAAAATGACGGATATTATGGTAGATATGGATACATTTATTGAGAGGAATTCACCAGTTAAACAATTATATGAAAGGCATGCAGCATTAGTCAAATTAATTAGATCTAATAAAGATATCACTAGAATTGAGCCTATTTGTTTAGTTTTAGAGGGTAAACCAGGAAGTGGAAAATCACAAACAATGGCTAATTTAACAGCTTGTTTAAGAGAGATGGGTTACTCTATTTATTCACATGTTACACCAAATCCTAAATTTGCAAAGGATTTTTATGATGATTATGCAGATCAAGATATTTTCATAATGGATGATGTAGGACAACAAGGAAATTCACAATGGTGTCAAATAATTAATTTAGTATCTCCTATTAAATATGGTCTACCATGTGCAAATGCAGCATTAAAACAAACCAAATATATGTCATCAAAAGTTTTACTTTGTACAACAAATAAATTGAAAGATATCGTATTTACTAAAGATGATTGTGTTAACGAACCTGATGCATTATTTAGAAGATGCGATATTTTAGATTTTAGAAACGTAGATATGAAATTAAATGAAAAGGGTTTTAAAGAACCTTCTGGTTACATTCAATATAGACACTTTATTCAAGCAACAACTACAACAGCAGGATATTATTCCGACGGATTTTCCGAAGGTTTTTCGAAATTTACAAAAATACAACCTATATTTCATTATACAGACAATAAAACTGAATCACAACTTAAATGGATATTATCAATAATTACGGATAGGCTTAAATATAAGAAAATGGAAAATGAAGAGATTAAATTAGATATGAATAACATACTTGAAGGATTAACTAGACAATCTTTAATTACGGAATTACCACAAATATTAACAAAATATTTTATTGATCCTTTAACAGATTTTACTATGCAGTATTTACCAACTTTAATGACTTCTATTGCATGTAGTATTAAGAGTTTAACACCGACAAATTGCATTAAGAATCAAATAATATCTTTAGTATTATTTATTATATTTGCATATTTTGGACACTATGCTATGACAAGAGCACTTCAGATGATACATAATTCAAGCAATGAATCTGATCCCCGTATAGCTTTTCAGCAAGTTATTAAGGAAGCAGAAAAATACGTTAGTTCAAAGGAACCAACGACAGCAGACATTAAAATTTCTAAACAAGTTAAGTATTTAACATATACATTAGGGAATAAACAAACAGGACAAAACATTAAGTGTGGAACCATTGGATTAATTAGTGGTGGCTGTGTCATAACACCATTTCACATTCTTTATGAAGCAGCTGAGGCAAATTGGGACATAGATAAAACAAGTGTTTATGCAACGATATATTCTGATCCTAGATCTGGTATGGTTATGTATGACAATGTACTTTTAACAGTTTTAGTTGCTGATAGTAATGAAGATTTTATAGTTTGGGAGTTGCCCAAAACTATAAGTGCTTTGTTGCCTGATGTTTCCAATTTACTAGCAGAACATGATCAGATATCTAATATGAATTGTAAACTTATAACACCAACTTATATTATAGATTTAAAAGAACAAATTAAAACACAATTAAGTGGATTAGTATATTATGATATCTTGCCAGGACTTAAGGGTGATTTAGCTTCGCAGGCATTAGAGTATCAATTTGGTATTCGAGGTGCTTGTGGTTCTATTTTGACTGATGGTGATGGTAAGATTCGTGGTATGCATGTTGCAGGTTCTCAAACAACTGAGACTCGTGGTTTTTCAAGAATATGGAGTATTGATACACTTACACAGATTAAACAATTTTTAACGAACTCTAAGCATATAAGATATAGTTGTAAAATTAATGAAAAAGAACCAGGAAAGGAAGAAATGTCAGTAGTTAAGTTAGAGAATGAAGAGAAACTAGGAGCATCAGTGCCTAAATTTAGCAAGTATGTACCATCAGCTGTAGCAGGATTATATCCTATAACTAGAGCTCCAGTAAATTTAGATCAAGAAAATATCATTAAAGATATGGCTAAGAAATCATATAAGAAAGTTGCAGATATTGACTGTGAAGCTTTAGCTTTTGCTGAGCAATATATGGAAAGTATAATACCTCAGTTTACTAAGGTAACTGAAAAGGAAATTGTTTTAGGAACGAATTTATCTAGTAAAATGGATAAAAATACATCATGTGGATTTGGATTTCCAAAAGGTAAAGAGGAATACATTAATTATGAAACAGGAGCTTTTAAACCAGGGTTTCGAGTTAAAATGCAGGATTTTAAGGAAGAAATTAATAGACAGGAATTAGACATTAAAAATATATTATATACGGAAACGTTAAAAGATGAACTTAGAGATTTGAGAAAAGTTAATAAACCACGCTGTTTCAAGATGTCGCCACTATTATTAACATGTTTAGGACGAGAATATTTTTTAAATTTAATTGATAAATTACGAGAAACTAGATTTGAGACTGGTATTATGATTGGAACGAATCCATTTTCTGATTGGCAAACTATTTATGATAAAGCAATGGGTTTTGGAAATAAATGTAATGATGGAGATTACGGTGAGTGGGATGGAAGTATGTTAACTCAGTTCCAGACTATGTTAGCTCGATTGTTAGTTAGAAAATATCAGGATCAAACGAATGAGTTTGATATTAAATGTTTACAGGTGTTTTTATGTACTTTAATAAACACGCCTACTTTAAATATGAATGAATTATTGGTTACAACTCATAGTATGCCGTCAGGATGTATGTTAACAGCAACTTTTAATTGTTTGATTAACAAAGCGTATGGAGCTTATATATATTATAAAATTTGCAAGGAAAATTTAATTAAACCATCTATCATACATTTTACTATGAATGTTTTTTCCATGGTATATGGTGATGATTTACTTATGTTCATACGTGAAGCTCTTATTAAAATATTTAATGGAATAACTTATCAAAAACATTGTAGGGAATTAGGATTAGATTATACAACAGCAGACAAAATTAGTGAAATGAAAGAATATAAAAGTATAGAAGAATGTCAATTTTTAAAACGAG